GGGCCGCTCACGTCGCGCTGGAACTCGCTGGCTGGCACGCGCCAGGTGGCGATCAACGCCTGGCTCGTCTCGGTTGGCCGGCCGGCCGTGACGGGCAACCCGACAATACGTGATGTGGTGAACAGCATCGCGCAGGTGGACTACGGCACGAACAACCCGACGATGGGCGGCGTGCAGTTCGGGGCATGGACTCCCTAAATGGCCTCTGTATCTGATCTCTTTAATAGGGCAGACAGCACCGCTCTCGGCGCGGATTGGGCCGAGGATACCGATTTTCAGATCGTCAGTAACACGCTGCGCGATGCAACCGGATCGGGCAACTACAAAAAGTGCCGCTGGGTCGGCACTCCGATGGACTCCAATAATTATGATTCCGAGGTGGACGGGCGCGCAGCATCAAATGATCTGGGTTTTGGCGCGTTCGGGCGCGGCGCGGTCTCGGCGGTCATCACCTATTACGCTTTCGAGGGCTTCGGCGGAGATTCGTTTTATCTGGTCGAGGTTACTGCTGGTGTCGATAGTATCATTGCCACCGGCTCGGCCTGCACGGCCAGCACGACTTTCAACGCGCGCCTGCGGTGCAACGGTTCGGCACTCACGGGCTTTCGAAATGATGTGAGCGATGCGACGGGCAGCGATTCATCGCTCGCCAGCGGCGCGGTTGGGTGCGTCGCCTATGGGCCTCTGAACGGGGTGAATAGCTGGATCGATAATTTCGCGGCCGCTGATCTGGTTGCAGTCTATACTAAGACGGGAGGCGTATCGTCAACACGGCTGGCTAGCGGCGTCGATGCGAATATCTTCACCGAAACGGGAAGTGCCGCATCGCCACGCATCATTATCGGCGCAGATGCAGATGTCTTTGTCGAGACCGCGCGCATATTCTCTCCAGGCGTCATCACTGGCGCAAGTGAGTATGTGCCAGGCTTTATCATTTATACCAAGACTGGCTTGATCGCCGCGACCGCGCAAATCAATGGTATAGATGCAAATGTGTTTGGTGAGACTGGCTTCGGTGCGATAACCGCACAGGTCAGCGGTTCAGATGCCAATATCTTTAATGAGGTTGCGGGCGCATCCGCGCCGAGTGTCATCACTGGCGCAAGTGAGTATGTGCCAGGCTTTATCATCTATACCAAGATTGGCTCAATTGCCGCAACGATGCAGGCCAGTGGCGCAGACTCCAATGTATTCGAGGAGACAGGTGCGGGCATTGCCACGGCGCAGGCCAATGGCGCAGATGCAAATGTGTTCGGAGAGACAGGTTTTGGCGCGGCAACTGCACAGATAAGCGGCGCAGACTCCAATGTATTCGAGGAGACAGGCACGGGCATTGCCACGGCGCAGATTGCCGGCGCGGATAGTGCAGTTGCCAATGAGACAGGCGGCGCCACAGCCACGACGCAAATCTCCGGCGCAGATGTGACAGATAGCGTCGAAACGGGCGGCGTCACAGCAACGGTTCAGGCAGCGGGCGCAGATGCGAATGTCTTTACCGAAACCAGCGTCGCCGTTTCTCCTGGAGTCATTACCGGTTCATCGTCTGCGATTGCCGTATATGAAAAAACCGGCGCGGTGACATCGACCCTCCAGGCAGCCGGCGTTGATGTGGTGCTGTTTATTGAATCGGGCGGCGTGATTGCCCCAGCACAGATAAGCGGTGAGGATGTATCAATTGCAGTCGAATCGGGCGGTGTCATTTCGCCGAGTGTCGTATCGGCGACGAAGATCGCCCTCTTCGAAGAGACCGGCTCGGCGACTGCGCCTGCGGTTGTTACCGGTGCGAGCGTATTCGAGCCAGCGTCCGGGCTTTACACCAAGACCGGCGGCGTGTCGGCCACAATGCAGGCGGGCAGCGGCGCACGGCGCATGGTCTATGTTGACAATGGCGCGGCGCTATTGGCGGCTGCGGCTGCGGGCCTGGATAGCATTGTCCTAAACAAGACGGGCGGGGCGATTGCGCCTGCGGTTGCTGGTGCGCGGCGTGTACGGGGCATCGGCGGCACGATCCCGGTTGGGATCGGTGAGTATGTGCTGGCGGCGACTGAGGAAGAGCGTCGGCGCCGGATCAATCAGGATGACGAAGAAATCCTGTTTATGCTATGAGGATAGACATGGCGCGTCCACCTGTACCCTATGAAGTCAAACACGATAAGCGGATGATCAAGGTCTGCCCGCAATGCGAATCGACCGTGTTTCAAGGCCCATTTATTCGTGGGCCGATTGTGAACGGTGAGCATCAATCGCACGAAACCTGGTATCAGTGCATGGGCTGTAATGCGGTTCGGATGCTCGAACAGTTGAACGAACGCGAGTTGCCGACGACGGATGACTGAGTGGAAAGTGAGCCTTGAGCCATGCACATACAATCTGCATTTGACATTGATCTTGATATTGATCCATTGTGGTGTGCATGGTTTAGCGGATTAGTGGATGGCGAAGGAAGTTTCTGTATCGATGTCCAGAATAATACCAGAAGCATTAAGGCATATCTGGCAATAAATATGCGTGCAGATGAATTTGAAGGATTAAGAAAAATTCAAGACACTCTACACTGTGGTAATTTAGTATATCAGCATTGTCGGAAAGGAAATCGGAATCCAGCTTATCAATATAGAATAGAGGCTCAATCATCCATTCGTCATATACTCATTCCATTATTTGATCGATACCATTTGCGAATGAAGAAAAGGCGCGACTATGAAATCTGGCGAAAGGCTGCACTTCTTATTTGTCAAGATGCACACCTGAATGGATATCGTGAAGAAGTCCTGGAATTGAAGCGACGACTAGAAGAAGGTAGGCGCTATAAGGAATGACTAGTGCCGCGTTGCGCCGCAAGTGGATTTACGATAACGAGCAATTCGTTCGAGGCCGAATCTGGTCGCTCGAAGAATCGGCGGTTCAATCGCTGATCGAATTGTTCACCGATTCGCGCGGGCGGTTGCAGCAAGGCTTGACGGATGTCTTCGACCGATACGCGCCGGGCGGACAATGGACGGCGGGCGATGCGGCTTTTCGACAGCGCACAGAATATCTACTCGCACAGATTGACAATGAAGTTGCCGGGCTAATGGCCGCCTCACAGGATGCGACATTGCGCGCGGCAACGCTGGGCTATCAGGGCGGATTCTACGGACGGGCCTGGATGCTCGAACAGGGCTTGCGAACTGACCAGTTGATCAACCTGCCGCTCCTGCCGAGTGAGGCGATCCGGGCGGCAATCCTCGCGCCCTATCGTGGTCTGACCTTTATTGATCGCTTCGCGGATGCGCGCGATGATTTCGTGAGGCGCATCCGCCGGGCAATCGTCCAATCGCAGATCGAGGGTGATACGATTTACCAGGCACAGAAACGGATCGCGGATGCACTGGGGATCAACATCGGGCGGCGCACAAAACTAGCACGCCTGGCAAATCAGGGGCTTTTCAACCGAACCGAGATGATCGCCCGAACCGAAATTCTGCGTTCATCCAATCTGGGCGCGATGCAAATTTACCTTGAGAATCGGGATACGATTAAGGGTTGGCAATGGCTGCTGACATTCGACGAACGCACCTGCGAAATATGTATCGGCAAGAACGCGGGCAATAAGGTTTACACATTCGAACAGCGCGAAACGCCGCCGGCTCATCCGCGCTGCCGATGCACTATCGTTCCGGTATTGCACGATGGCGCATTGGAGCGCAACATCGCAGGCGAGCGGATGACCTATGACCAATGGGCTGGGTCGCGCGGATTGCAAGGCGCGGACGGTAGCGTGATGCGAATGCGCGGGCGGCCTGCTCCGAAATCCAGGAGCACGGCGGCGGCACAAGCCGCACCGGGGGTTTACCCGGCATGATTGATTCAATGGCCGCGCCCATCCATCAGGATTGGTATTTTCACGAACGGTCACAGACTGGCCTGATGATCGTGGCACGCTCCGGGGCATTATTGTTCCGATTCGATCCGCAGACGAACACGATCTTTTCGTGGGATAAGCACGCCAAGCGCGAGGTTAGTATTCGGTTAGAGGACTTGACGAATTGGGCGAATCAGTAATACAATCGCATAGGCACAGAACCGCAGAGCCGCAGCAACGAGAGCCGCGCCGGGATCGCATCCGGGGCGGCTCTTTTCGTTGCGGAGGATAACATGCCATACAAAGCATTCAAGCAAGGCGGCAAATTCGCAGTCCACAAGATCGGCCCGGATGGTGGGCCGATGGGCGCGGCAATGGGGATGCATGACACGATGGACGCGGCCAATAAGCAAGTGGCGGCGTTATACGTATCAGAAAAGAAAAAGCCCAAGCGCGCCGCCGAAAGTGAACGCCTTGAAGAGAGAGAATTCAGCGGCGAGCAGCGTGAGAAACTTGCGGGCAAAGGCGCGGCGATGGAAGACGGCTCATTCCCCATCGTCAACCGGGGCGATCTGGAGAATGCCATCCGCGCAATTGGCCGCGCCAAAGACCCGGCAGCGGCAAAGGCACACATTAAAAAGCGCGCGCGCGCATTGGGCTTGACTGACTTGCTGCCGGAGAAATGGCGCGAATCCGAGACCGGCCTGCGAACCGGCTACTTCCGCGAACTCGTCAGCCTGGCCGAATCTAGCCTTGACGCAGCCGAATTCGTCGCCAAAGGCGTGACGATTATCACGCCGGGTTTTTCGAAGAATATCGACCGCGCTGGTCGCCCGCGCTATTATCCACGCGCCACGCTCACCGCCGCATTGCGCGCCTTCGAGGGCGCGCCGGCCTTTGCTAATCATCCGCGCCGTGATGATGCCGAACAACTCCCGGAACGCGACATCCGGGATAAAGTAGGCTATTACGAGCATATCCAACAGTCTCTTGATGATGGGCGCATTATCGGCGACTTCCGCGTAATCGGTGAGGCGCGTCAATGGCTATGGCCGATGATTGCCGAGACGAAACGCAAGCCTGATTACGTGGAATTGTCGATCAATGCGCTGGGTCAAACGCGGCTCGGCGAGGCTGAAGGCAAACAAGCTGTCATCGTTGAGGGCATCGTTAAGGCAAACAGCGTCGATGTCGTGACACGCGGCGCGGCGGGTGGCACATTCTCTGGTGCGCTATTGGCCTCCAATGGCGATGATCTGACGCATGATCTACTCTCCGCGATGACCTTCGAGGAGTGGCGCGAAGCCAACCCCGATCATCTAAAGCAACTGAAACGCGAATGGCAATCTGCGCGCGATTCAAAGGCGCTCGAAGAAACACGCGCCGAACTCGAATCGATGCGCTTGCAATTGACCGCACTGCAAGAGACAAGCCGGGCGGATAAGGATGCGTTGGCAAAATACCAGCGCATCGAGGCCGCCGACAGGCTGCTCTCTGCCAGCAGCATCCCGGTCAAACTGCGTGAGGCAATCCGGCCCGAACTGTTGAACCAAGACGAAGCGGGCATGGCCGCGATCATTGCGCGCGAATCGGCGAAATATGCCGCCGCGCCCAAAGCGCCGCCGCCCGTTTCGGGTTCTGGTCAACGCTCGGAATCCAGATCAACGCAGGCGACAATCGCGCCCGCGCCGGTATTCGAGGCGTTGGGTATCCGTGATACGCGCCTTGTGCCGCTGCCGAACGAATCTCCGGAGCAATGGCATCAGCGCGTCAAGCAACTCTAAAGGGAGGTCAACCCTATGGCGACAGCCATATTCGGCAACCCAATGTTGTGGGAAGATGACCGGATCATCTATGTCTCTGCCCACGGCACGACTGCCATCACCAAAGGCGACTGGGTGCAATATTCCGGCGCGGTCGGATCATGGCTCAATAAGGATGCGAGTCCAGCGTTCCGCACCAGCGGCGTCGGTATTGCACTCTCGAATAACCCGATCTATGACGAGCTGGGTCGGGCGCTCAACAACTCGGCGCTGCCCGTGCTGCGGCGCGGGATCATCCGCGTATCGGGCGGCAACAGTGGCACGCCGCCGCTGGGCGCGGCAGTCTATCCCGCCACGACTGCAAGCGGCATCGTCGGGCAGACCGGCGCAACCGGTGTGGGAGCGGTGTGGGTTACTGCGCCACGCCAGGGCATCAGCGCCGGGCCAACCGGTGCGCTCGCATCCGGCGTCGGCATCGTCATCAGAGTGCCACTGGCCGGAGATGTATCGGCTGCACAGTGGGATGTGCACTTCGACGCGACCAAAGCCTGGGGCTACTTCTAAGGGGGAATAGCGATGTCACTCACAAGCAAGATCATCGACATCCTTGACCCCCAAAGCGGGCGGCTCAAGGAGACCGTGCTGACCGACAACGAAACTGCGCCGCGCGTCAACCTGTTCGAGGCCAAAGGCGGACGGCGCATGACGCTTCAAGAGGCCACGATGACCGCCGACTTCCCGATGTTGCTGCGCGATGGCATCCGCACGATCGCATTCGACCGTTACATGGCGACACCCGTCACTTGGAATCAGTGGGCGGATGTCCTACCGAGCGATAAGGCCAGCGAAGACTGGCTCGAAGAGAATTCGTTCGGCGAGTTTCCGGTCGTGCACGAGAACACGCAATATCCGGAAGTCAAGGAAGACCTGGATCGGACGCTGAACATCCGCAACTACAAGCGCGGCATGATTGTCTCTGTTACCGAAGAGATGATCCGCTTCAACAAGGTTGGTCTGCTCACAAAGCGCGCGGCTAAACTCGGACGCGCGGCGGCTAACACGCGCGAGCAATCCTGCTACACAGTGCTGACCACGGCAGGCAACTATGTTCGCAACAGCACGACCAGCGACAATGACATCGGCGCAAACACGGCGGCGACGACCTTCAGCGCGACCGGTCTCAATACCGCACTGACGGTACTCCGCACGATGAAGGATCGCAAGTCCGGCGCTTACCTGGGCGTCAACCCGGATTTGCTCATCGTCGCGCCGCGCCTCGAAGCGGCGGCGAAGCAACTGCTTCTGTCGCCGTTCCTGATGGGCATCGGCGACGCGGTGAGCGCCGTGACGTATGGACAAGGCACAACCAATCCGTTCCGGGGATTGGTCAATCGGATCATCGTCTCGCCGCGCCTCGGTACATCCTATCAATGGGTGCTGATGGAGGCGAAGCAGGCCGTCGTGCTGCAAGAAGTCGAGGGCTTCCAGATTTTCCAGGAGTCCGCGCAGCGTATCGAGCACGAAGGCTGGTTCACCTATGACGTGATCCGCTACAAGGCACGTGACTGGTTCGGTGTCGGCATGTTGAATGACCGGTACGCGTACTACAGCAGCAGCACGACCGCGCCGACGGTCGATTAGCACAATCGAATAGTCAATCGTGGGGTGGGGGGTGTGTATCCCCCCACCCTACCCGGAGAGAGGAACATGGACGACAAGAAACTGATCAAGTTCATCGAGGCGGCACTCAGCAATCCGGCGCACCCGATCTATAAGGCGGGCATGGTTCATTCACCCGCGCTCCAGCATTACGCCGTCAACGTATCAATCCTCGGCGCGCTGACGGGTGAGCAATGGGTGAAAGAGAATTTCCAGGGCCATGCGGAGAAGATCAATACCGTGATGGAATTGATCGAAGCCGAATCAGCCGCGCCTGTTGCGCCCGCCGCGCCTGCAACGCCCGTCATGCAACCTGATCCGGTCGCCGCGATGCGCGCCGAATTGGATGCGCTGAAGGCTGAAATCAAGGCGATGGCGACGCCTCCTGCGCCCGATACCGACAAGCCGAAAGATGACGACGAGGAAGATGACGACGAAGGCGACAAATAGGAGGCGCGATGCCTGGCGATTACGGTGAGATCAAGATCATCACAGCGACGATTGCCAGCGGCGCGGGCACGGCGAGCGGCGTGTTTCCCGGCGGCTTCCGATACATCAATCTTTTCATTCCGACACTGACATCTGCCGCGATTTCATTCGTCGGCGAAACGGCGCGCTCGGCGAATTCAGCCGTCGCCCAGGCATTCGCCCCATTCCGCACGACAGCCGGCACGCTCATCAGCGCCGCGCCGCCGGGCGGGATCACGGCGATGTGGCTGGCGAGCGATAATCTGGATTTCCTGCGCGGCTTCGCGGGCGAGGTGCGAATTAGTGCGGCGGCGGCACAGGCTGCAAACCGTGATTTCGTTTGGCATCTGAAAGGCTAATCCATGCCGCTCACGATCGCGCAGCAGGTGCGCTTGAGAATCAGCGACCGCTGGCGCTATGCGTCCGAAGTGCGCTATGGTGATGGTAGCGGCTCGGCATTCAAGTTGGCGCAGGGTGCGCCATTTAGCAATCTCAATAGTGGCGCATCGGCGCTGGTTGCCACGACTGCCGGCTGGAGTGCATCGGGCGCGACCTTTAACACGGCGCTCGGCGTGCTGACATTCAGCGCAATCGTTTCGGCCAACAGTGCATGGCAAGCGGTGTATGAATGGGCCGTGTTTTCCGAAGAAGAGATCGGTCAGTTCACCGCCGTGGGCGCAGGCGTACCGGGCGCGGCGCTAGAAGCCGTGCGAACGCTGATGTTCGATGGCCTGCGCCGAGCGCGCTGGCACGCGGC